GATATTGCGTGAAATAACCGATGTGAACAGGGCTAATGCGTTAATTGCTGAAGGCTGGTCGTTGCTCGCAATTGTTCCGGGCTACGATCACCGTCAGGCGCAACCTGCCACCTGCTACGTCCTCGGAATGGCTGAACTGCCCGAGCCAGACGCATGATCCCCGTGCGTTACGAATAACGCCTCTTTTAAATAGGCCCCCACACCTCGGCTCGGTGTGGGGGCCTTTTCTTGGGGGCGTGGAAACCGCTCCCCCCTGAGCTCGTCTACCATCCTTCTGCTGCCTGGCTGCACGCTCTGACCGCCACGATCGAACAGGAACGCTACAAATATCTTACGCTGATCTCTCAAGGCGCGACGTCACGTGCTCCATTCAATGGCAACGGCATGGGCGTCCGAAGGGTCTTGTCCAGCCACGTCAGCAGCTCATCAGGAAGCGGTTTTTTTGTACGCAGAGTAATCAACAGCTCAGTCTTTGACGAAACAATTGGCGAGCAGGGAGCCCTCAATACTGAAGACAGCACGGGCTTCGCTCTCGCTTCGATTAAGAAATCAGTACTATCCGTTAGGTGGCTCGTGTAAATATGGTGCAAACGCTTAAAGATTGCAGACTTTAAACAAGGAAGAAAAATGTTAGCAAAAATAAAACTTAAAGCCGGGCGAACTGTGGGCTCTCAAGCCCAAGAGATAGCTATCTCTCCAATCAATATCTTTGTAGGGCCTAACAACTCTGGAAAAAGCAAAGCACTTTCCGAGATACAGGGTTGGTGTGCAAATGGCTCAGCTACAGAAAAATTAATAGCGAATGTTGAATACGAAGAACTATCCGACGAAGACATCAAGAAGCTGCTCCAAGAAATCGTCCTGTCTGACGACGCCCGTGCCGGAATGACAATATCGCTGAGCGGTTACACCATTGCAACCAATAGACAACAATTAGTGCATTTACTAAAAAACCCAAACGCTGATAAAATTTCCTATTGCCAAGAGTTTCTCCGATACCGCCTTATGTCTTTAAATGGACAAAATAGAACAGGATTAGTAGACGAGCAACAAGCCGGCGATCGACATGAGCGCCCCAATTCCAGCTTTCAAAGACTTTTAAGTAGCCACGAAAAAAGGCAAAAGATCCGAAGAATCACTCAAGAAGCTTTTGGCTCTTATTTCGTACTAGACCCTACTAAGCTTGGCACACTTCGCATTCGGCTTTCAGATCAATCACCGGCCGACGAATTTGTTGAAGAAAGCCTTAATGACGAAGCTGTTAAATTCCAAGCTGCTTCCGAATTAATAAGTGATGCCAGCGACGGAATAAAAGCCTTCACAGGCATTATTACTGAACTCATTGCGGGGGAGCCTAGGATTATTTTAATTGATGAACCAGAGGCCTTTCTTCACCCGGCACTAGCTCAAAAGCTAGGATTGGAAATTGCTAAAATTTCGGCAGAAAACAAAAAACAGGTTTTCATTTCAACTCATAGCTCCTCTTTCTTAACGGGCTGTATAGCTCCTGGAACGCCAATTAACATTATAAGGCTGACGTATAGAGATCGAGCAGCTACTGCTAGGCTGCTTGAAAGCAAAGACATATTGCAACTCATGCGCACTCCACTATTACGCTCATCGGGAGTGTTGTCAGCTCTTTTCTATGAATCTGTAATAGTCACAGAATCAGATAACGACAGAGCATTTTACCAAGAAATAAATGAAAGATTACTACGCTTTAAACCTGAATGGGGAATACCCAACTGCCTTTTTCTGAACGCTCAAAATAAACAGACCATTCCTACAATTATCCAACCACTAAGGCAGCTAGGCATCGCCGCAGCGGGCATTGTTGATATCGACGTAGTAAAAGACGGCGGAAAAACTTGGACGAGGCTTTTAACGTCCATAAACGTACCCCAACTATTACACAACCCCTTACAAAACACCCGAGACATTATAAATAAATCCCTTGTAGAAACGGGCCGCGACATGAAAAGGCACGGAGGAATAAACATTCTAGACGCAGAAAAAAAAGAAGCCGCGAGTGACTTGCTCAATACCTTGAGTGAGTATGGAATGTTTGCCGTTCCCGGAGGAGAGCTCGAGTCATTTTTAAAAGAAGCAAACGTACCAGGTGAGAAAACACAATGGCTAATAAAAATGTTTGAGGCTATGGGCGACAATCCTGAAAGTGAAAATTACATGTATCCAAAAGATTCAGATGTTTGGGAATTCATAGGCGACATAAAAAAATGGCTTATCAAACCTGACCGAAAAGGAATTCCTTCTTAAAGCACATCCAACAACCCCCTATAGCATTTAAAAATAACTTAGACAGATTGCAAATTTGGAAATTTATACGTCGAGTTGGGTTTTGGTGTGTCAACTCGGCGTCCAGTTGCTAAACGAGCAGCAACCCTCGCGAACTTAAAAAGCTGTAAACTTCACTACCTCTTCTCCCAACCATTCATTAACCTGCTGCAAACGCGCCTGGATTGGCTCCAGCTCATTCGTCGCCCAGATCTGCGCAGCCTCTTTGATCGAACCGAAACCGCCTGCGTTTTGCGGCACGATTCCCATCAACTGAGGGGGGATGCGTAGCGCCGCGAGCATGTCGTCGCGACTGATGTTCTTGATCGAGCCGAATTCGTCTTTCGCCGCGACCTCACTGACTGGGATTAACTGAATGCCATCCTTCTTGCCGCCCGGGGCGTACATGAACAGGTTCCGGAAATTTCCTGGTCCTTTGGCCGACTTCAGCGCGCTACGCAACGCGGCAACGTCCGTCTCGTTCTGCGCGGTGTCCGTCATGTACATGATGAAACCGGCGTGACTGCCGTTGTTGTAGTACTTGCGCCGGAACAAGGTGGCGGACTCGTTCAGCAGCGCACTCTGCAGAGCTGGTAGCCACTCCGGCAGGCCGTAGATTTCTTGGTTAATGTCCGCCTCGCGCTGGTGGTAAACGGTTCCGCGCTTGAATTCGAACTCGTCTCGCCAGCCGCGCACCTGGTAATAGGTTTCGAGGTCCACACCGCGTCGCATGTACTTGCCCAGGGCGGGCTGCAGTCCCAACGTGCCGCGCAGCATGTTCTCGCGCTTTTCCAGATAGCCGTTGCCGCACCAGAGGAAGTCCAGGGCGAATTGTTCGAAGGTCTGCCGTGATAGCAACTTGTGGGGGATAAAGGTGCGGGCCAGCATGTTGCGCTTGAAATTCAACCCCGATTGCAGGAACACGCTGGCCCGGGAGGACTTGGCCAGCCCATCAAGGGACATCGGCGGCTCGTACCACCGGCCGTTCAGCCAGCACTCAATGTAGTCGAGAATCCCGCGCTCATCGAGCACAGGCGTCGGGTCTCCGAAGGTAAATGCCTCCATCTTGCCGCCCGTTGCCGGCAGCACCTGCTCCTCGGCCGCAACCGGGGCTGATGTGGACGATCGCGTGGTTTCGCTGCGGCTGTTGCTCATCAGTAAATCTCCATGAATCCGGTATTCGTTGAGGTTTGGCCCTCAAGCGGTTCGTTCTGTAATGCGTGGAAAAGCGCCCATGCGAGATCCGCGTGTCCGGTCTCGTCAGTGCGGCCTGCCGTGTAAGTGAACTGCCGGCCGCTGGCCGTGATGGTTTTGCGAATCGCCATGAGCGACTGGGCTATGTCGATCCAGCCGGCGTCGAACTCCAGGCGTCCTTTGTGAATGACGTCGTAGGCCTTGAGCACCAGGCGCGTCTTGACCTCGGGGGAATAGCTGAAGGTCGTGACGTTGGGAAAAAACTGGCGCACCAGCTGCGCCACGCCAGAGCCCATACCGGTGATGTCGATGCCGATGTACGTCACCCAATAACGCATCGTGACCAGGCGGATAGCCGCATTCGACAGAAACGGAAAGCTGATGAATGGGCCGCGTTAATGGCGGAAAGAATTGCTGCACGGATGTCACGAGGCAAGCGCTACTCACGCTGAAGCCTTGCTAGTAGATGGACAGCAATGTTCTAACCACAACGCCTCAGCGCAAGAACTACACTGGCTAAGGCGTCACCAAACCGAAGGATGACCATGTCGAGCAATGTCTTGATATTTGAAGACCTGCAGCGCATCACCGGATACCAGCGCCGATCGGACGTAGAGAAGACGCTGATCGAACAAGGTGTCCGGCTTTTTCGCGGCCGCACAGGGCCGTGGACGACGCTAGATCTAATCAACCAAGCTGCCGGCATGAAGCCGGTCGTAGCAGAGCGATACGAAGCCGATATCCTATGAGGAAAGCTCGGAAGCGGAAGCACAATCCGCATATCCCCACCCACATCGACCAGGCCGCTCTCCCAGCGGCCGTTTACTTCGATCACCGAAAAGGTCGAGTCTGGTACACGTTGCACTATGACGAGACGGGAAAACAACGCCGGCGCAACATCGCGCCGGCGGACGTTTCGCTGGCCGAGCTGCACCAAATCATGGACGAGGCATCCAACGTCGACCGTGGCACCCTGCGCTACGTTTGCAGCCAGTTTCATGAGAGTGATCGGTATAAGAAGCTCAGTCCGAAAACCCACGATGACTACTGCTACTCGCGTGATGTTCTGCTGACCCTGCCCACAAAGCTGGGAAAGCCGCTCGGAGACCTGGCGGTGCGCAAGTTCACTTCTGCCTTGGTGCAGCGCATCGTCGATCGGCTCGCAGACGAGGGAACTCCGTCGAAGGCTGCGCACGCTCTCCGCTACTTGCGGCGCGTATTGCAGTGGGGTCGCAACCGGGGTTTTCTGGATGTGAATCCCGCGCTGGGCATCGAAGCCCCTGTGGAACGGAAACTACGTCGCCTGCCCAACCATCAAGTCATGGATACGCTCATTGACAGAGCAATCGCCCGTGGCTTGCTGATCAGGGGAGAAAAAGGCGGCTGTCCGGAGTACCTCGGTTACGTAATGGAGCTGGCATATCTCTGCAGGCTACGCGGAATCGAAGTGGTCACTCTGACTGACGCGAACGAGTTGGAGAGTGGCATCCTCACCAACCGTCGCAAAGGCAGCCGTGACAATATCGTTCGCTGGACACCTCGACTCCGCAAAGCTTGGGATCACGCCAAAGCCTATCGCGCCAAGGTCTGGGCAAAACGGAAAACAGCAATACCGATCGCACCGTCGCGACGGCCTATCATCGTGGCCAATCACGGGGGCCCGCTCCGCAAGTCCAGCCTGGACACGGCGTGGCAACGCTTCATCACCTTGGCCTTGTCCGACGAGATCATCACGCCCGAGCAGCGGTTTGCGCTTCACGACTTGAAACGACGTGGCATCACCGACACGGCAGGTACGCGAGCGGATAAACAGGAGGCGAGCGGCCACCGCGACCCGAAGATGATGGACGTCTACGATCACAGCGTGCCGACCGTTTCCCCTTCTGCAGAATGAGCAAACCGGACGTAACAAGCGACAAAGGGCCCGCTATTCACGCGGGCCTTGGCTTATCTGGACGTAATAAGGAATCCGGTAAGCGCTTGATTTCTATGCTTGAAGCACCTTCCTTGTAATCAGTAGGTCCCGGGGTCGACTCCTGGTGCCGGCACCATACAAAACAAAGCCCCTGCAGAAATGCAGGGGCTTTGTTGTTTCTGGGGTGTTTATATTTTTGGCAGCGTTTATGCTTCAGCTCAAATTTCCGTCTTTATGCCAAATTATGAACTGGCAATAATTATGGCGTACCCATAAAAATATGTAATCGGATGAGCAGCATTTCTCGTTGCCCTGAACTGGCGGGTTCAATGGAAATCAGGCTTTCCGATCCAATATCGCTTGATGCCTCGACACTTTGTTTCTCCGCCGCAGAGAACGGCATCAGCGTAACGCGCGCGGCCTCACCGGCCTTCATCTGACATACAG